TGCGCTGAGAAGTCTAACACCATCTGGCCCAAGGAAAGCAATATCACCACCAACTTCTTGGATAGTGTCTGTTCTCACACAACCAATGTCAGTAGAGATAGGCTGCAACTGGAAGTCAGAGATAGTATTACCAACGATCCTGTGTATCTGATCTGTACTAAAGATGATAAGCTGTTCACGGAAAACAATCATACCTGTGACTACGTGAGCTAGGTTAATTGAGCCAGCGCCATTAGCTGCAGAGAAGTCTGTGTCAGAATATGGTGAAGTAAAGGTTAAGTTTGTTCCATTGGCAAAGAACAAGTGGTTCTTGAACTGGGTCACATGACTAGCACCAAGAACATCTGATGGTGCAGTGGTGATTACAGAAAAGGTGGAACCAGAGTACTTAAACGGACGGTTAGCTCCATCTACACCAACAAGAGTAGGGGTGCCTGAGAAGTTATATCGCTCAAACCTCATCTTAGAACTGTTAGGACGGCCAGAACTACGGAACGTAATGGCAGCATTGTCTGCTGGTGAAGATGCTAGTGCAGGGGAGATAGCAAAAGTTGCACCACCAGAGGTCACAGTGACGCTGCTAGTGATAGCATAGACTTTTTCTACACCTGCTACAGTAAAAGTATCACCCTGCTGTGGAACCCTAGTTAATCCATCAACTACAAGAGTTGAACCAGTCTGACTCCCACCATTGACAAGCACAGTGCCATAGGATGGAGTATTGATTCTGATCCAACCTGTACCATCAGATGACCAAAGGTTACTACCACGGGCTGCAATAGCTCTCTGTCCAAAATACGCAAGACCTTCGATTAGACTCGTATTGTTACCAAAGGTCACCGCTGCTTTATCTGCAGGTGCTTTCGGTGCAGGAATAGAAGCGTTAAGTTCTATTGAGGCAGTCTTTGCAGTACTATCAAAAGTTACAGCAGATATTGTATAAGTAATAAGCGCGCCAGAGTCATTAGTCACACCTGCAATAGTCAACGTATCCCCTACAACGGGAGTGTCATATATGTTTGCAATAAGAATGGTAGCACCTGACTGACCACTACCCTGAACAAGAGGTTCACCATAGGGTGGGACAAAGGCAGCATCAAATTTTGTATATCCAAGGATACGTTTGTAACCACCCTCAATAGAAGGTTCAAAGTTAGTTAAACGTCTGGCTGACCCCGGTGCAGTAATACCTTGTTGAAGCGGGGAGATGTTTGTAACAAGTCCACCTTTAACTTCAATAGGGAATGTTTCCCATGCTGTTGGCATATTATCCTACCCGCATATTCATAGAGTCACCTCTGTGGACACGGGTGTCTCTAATATACTCATAGCGATTGATATAGAGAGAACGCATATCCTTAATACCTTCATCAAATTTCTGTAGGTGTAGGGTAGCATCCTGAGTATTACCACGGAAAGTATATGCGTAATACATAGCACCATCTACAATAACAGAACGGAAAGACTCTGGGTAGACAGGAACATCTGTAGAACTATCTAGCTTAGTAGTGTTCTTATAGTATTCATACACCAGTACATAAGCATTATTTGGTACAGGATGAACCCCGTAGTATTGATTAGGCGCTCTAAAGACTCTCTTGGGTAGACTTCTAATAGAGGTATTCGTGGTGTTATATTCATCATCTAGATAGTTCTCTAGATATTCCTCGTAAGCAACGATCTGCAATTTCTGGGTGGTGTTATTAAAAGTATCATTACGTTTGATACGGAAGGAATCAAAGTCGATTGTCTTTGCATCATTAGGATAAGCGTAACGCACTGTACCTGCAGTCAGAGTTTGCTCTTTTACTTCATGGTTGAAGGGCCATTCAAACTGATTCTGCCCAAGGTACTGTAGTGCAGAGTTAACAGAGTCTTTAGCCGAAGAGTAGAAACCAGTAGCTGCAGCAAAGTTAGCAGAGGTCAACTCAACTTCATTGAGCCTACGATTCACATCATTCACAAGGCCAAGAAAATTGTAAGCTGACACGTTGTCTATCCTTAAAAGTTAAAAGAGTACCCCCGTGAAGAGGTACTCTCTGTTATCTTAGGCTAATTAAGCCAGAACGTCACGATCAACTTCTGCAGCTGTTTTACGTGCATCAACGTCCATCAGGATAGCGAAGACACGAACCACACCCGAAGTTGGGGCAGTCGTAGCAGTAGCAATCAGCAGGTCAATCGTATCAGCCGTACCAATCACAAGAGGTTGGAAAGCAGCAGCATTCTGCGCATAAGCACCAGCAGCAGCAGCATCAAGGTCAAAGCCATCAATAAAGATATCAGGCTCAGTCGTGGTGACACCAAGGTCAACAGTCGTATCGTTCGACTCACCGCCAGCAACGGTAACAACTTCCAGACCAGCGTTAAGGATGATGGTGTTAGCAGGTACCGAGATTGCTTCAATCACGTCAGCAGCAGCCAGAGCCGAGCCTTTTGCAGTTGCAGCAGCAGCGAAGTCAATCAGGACTTCTTTGAAGTAGGGCATACGCCCAGCGGTGAAACCATCAACCGTTCCGCCCGCAAGAGTAGTAACAGTAGCCATTTAAATTCCCTTTCCTAGGTTATGGCAGAGTTAAAAGGTACCCCCGAAGGGATACCCACAGTAACTTAGCATTAAGCTAGGTTGTACTTTGCAGTGGTGATTGCTTCTGGACGCAGAATCTTACGACCATACAAGTGCATACCACGGATGATGTCCGCGAACGAGTCTGGGTCACGGTAGGTTTCGGTCTTGTTAATCTGCTCTGCCGTAGCAACAGCCGACTCATGACCAGCAACGATCACACCGTAGTTCGAGTTTTGGTTAGCAGTACCAGTCGTAGCAGCACCCGTACCAACCGAAGGCAGGTTGTTCGAGACGTACACACGGAAGCCATTCCAGTTCGACAGAACCAGACCGTTACGCAGAGCGCCCGAATCACCGTAGTCAGCGTTCAGGAAGCGCGAGTCTTCGTCCATCAGTACTTCCATCAACACTGGGTCGATCACAATCCAACGGCCCACTTTGTCAACATTCTGTTGATCCAGCAAACGGCCCATGCGGTTAATCAGCATGACGGGCGAGACGTGAGTGGTTGGCAGTGCAGTAGCACCGGGCAGACGAGCAGCCACAGGGATCGAATGGTCGCCAGCGGAGCTAGTCGTGATGTTGCCAAAGCTACCCTTGATCAACTTCATCGAAGTCAACAGTTCATCAGAACCAGCGGTCGTAACAGCCTTCGTGCCGTTTACAACGTCATTTACTGTATCTGCATCCAAATGGAGAGCCGACTGCTTGTAACCCGACAGGTAGCCCAGAACTTCTTGGTCATGCTGGTCAGCCAAGCGGTAAGCCGCACGGTTGGTAGCCAAGTCCATGAAGTTGACGTGCGAGTGAGCTTCTTCGATATCGTCGATTTTGAATGCAAAGTAGTTAGCTTTGTCGATTACCAGCGAGAAGTCAGCGTCCTGCAGGTCTTGTGCTTGCACTTGAGTGCCACGAGCATAAGCCGAAACAGAGATTTCAGGTTCTTTGATAATACGAACAGTATCACCTTGAGCCGAGATTTCACCGAAGTAATCCGAATTAGTGATGTCGCTAACAACGGTTGCCTTACGGAAAGCAAGTTGTACTTTTTTGGAATAGATAACTGACGAGAAGTTACCATTAGGCAAATTGCCGTGACCCGAAGCAGATTGGAAAGCCATGAGAAATACTCCTATGATATTTGGCTTTGATAAGAAGCTAAACAGAGCGATAAGAGGCTGAGTCTTTCCTAGGGTGCATCTTCTCTTTAGGTTGATCGACCTTCGAGGGACGGGCCTGTACTTTTCAGGTGAGTCTTACTTATAGTTTAGACTTGAAGTAGGCAAGTAGCATTGGGTAGTCTTGATCAGAGTCCTACGCTACTTGCCATAGTTATACGAAGTTTACCTTATTTGTCAAGAGTTATCTTGCACCACCACTCATATCATAAACAAAAGTACCATTCTGCATTGCAGCCTGAATACGCTTCTCCATTTTCTCAAAGGTCTTCATATCCATCTTGTTGACATCAGACTCACGGATAGTCTCTTTGCCACCATCAAGATCAACACTAGTCTTACCCTTAGCTACAACAGATGATGCAGCTTCTTTGGCACTAGCTTTTCTAGCCGCAGGATTCATACCCTTGTCAACTTTGTAGAGATCAATCACACGGATTACAGCACGAGCATCTTCTTCATTCTCATAAAGAACATCCTGTACCCACTTAGGTTGCTCATCAGCCCACTCATGGAAAGCATCTGACTTACGTAGATCATCAAAATCAGCATGACTTTCACGAATTGTATTCAGGGCTTTGTTACGTGTAGTTTCAGTATTGAGCTTTTCATACTCATCAAACTGACGCTCATACTTGGAGAGTTTTTCTGCAGCTTTCTTCTCTGCGATAGTCTCTACAATAGATGCCACATCAGGGTACTTACGTGCCCATGCTGCAATATCCTCATCCGACTTGGGTGGAAGGATTGTGTTATGATTGGGTTGAGCCTTGGCAGCTTCAAGTTTAGCTTCCCATTCCTTTTCCTTCTCAGACATATGACGGCGAAGATCACCATAACGCTTCTTAAAGGTACGCTCTTCTGGGTCTGTAGGTTCTGCTTCTGCGGCAGGTTTAGTTTCTACAGGATTCGTATCCTCTTCAGGTTCCTTACCCTGCATGAGGTCATTAAGTTCCTGTTCTGCATCAGCAATACGCTGACGATTCTTACGGTTGGAACCATTGTGATCTACGAGTACTTTAGTGATAGCCATTTATTATCCTTTATAGTGGGGTCAGCCTAAGCTGAGTTGCCTTATTGTTTTCCTGCCAGACCTTTTGTCTTAGCACGGGGTTTCTTTGGTTTAGCCACAAGTCCACCTTCTGCAAATCTTTCAGAGCCGGGTCTTGGTGTTTGGGTATAGCTTGCGTTACCTGAGCCATACGTCGAGCTACTGTATGTGTTGCTTCCACCTTGAGAAGAAGTCGGGGTTGGAGTGGGTGCAGGGGTAGGTCTAGGAGTAGGGCCACCCGCTGGGCCAGAAGTAGAAGTCCCTCCAGTCCTAGGTGAGGTATAGTTTGTGCCACCCTGACGATCACGGTTATTTTCTGGTGTATTATCTGTACCAAGCCTATCTCTACCAGCACCACCATCAAGAGAGTTGTTACTACCCGCTGGGCCAGTAAGAGGTCTTGGTAAATTATCCCCAGAAGTACCCTCAGAAAGTGGTGGTGCTTGAGGTGCAGGAGTAGTAGTTGCAGGAGGAGCAGAAGAAGCAACTGCGGCCATCCTGTCCTTAATACCATTATAGTATCCATTGCCTGTAGCTGCAACTCCACCCATTACTAATGTTCTTTCTAAAAAGGAGATTCCACTAACATACTTTTTAACTTCTTCAGCTAATGCTTTGTACTCAGGCGAATTTAATTTACCTTCAGCTTCCATAAGTTTTAGAGAAGCATTAGCATTTGCAATATTTTGGATGTCTTTATCTCTTCCAGTGACGATACCTAAAAGACCACTGGATAACCCACCCTCATAATCCTCAGACTTTTTAAGTGCATCCATACCAAACTGATAAGGATTACTAGTAATAGCATCGTAGTTTTGATCTACCCAAGCATCATATTTAGCTGGATCAGATTGGTTATCGTCATCATTATAGGGTGAACGCTTCCTTGGTTTTGACTCTGGGGTTGCAGGCTTAGTAGCATTATAGGTATCTTGCAAAGCCTGTGTCCAAGGAACAAAACCATCAGGGATTCCACCCAATGGTTGACCACCCAAAAAATTGATAGTTTGTTTTTTGCCTGTAGTTGGGTTAAAGTATAGTTGAGATGTCATAGCATTGCTATCCATCGTGAAATCGCCACGATTAAACACCGTACCACCCTCAGCCATACCAGACATAGCCTGTGCCAGCATCTGTTCTTCTTCTGGGGTAAGCTCTTCGTCTTGTCCCTGCATAGGTACACCACGAGGGTCTACAGGCACACCGCCAATACGACCAGCAGACTCCATTTCCATCATGCCCTGCTTGGCTTGACTGCGTAGGTCTTCAAAGAAGCGCACACCATAGTAGCGCAAGACATCTGCGGGAACTACATATTCACCACCAGAAAGTTTTGCATCTACATCATCACGAACTTCAGAAGCCAAAGCTCCGGGAGGGATGTTGTTGCCAGTCACGGGTTCTCTCGACATACCATCATCGGCCATGCCACCCTCTTGCATTAGTCTATTCATCTGTTCTTCCTCTACCATGCCACCTTCGGCGTATCTGGGTTTAGTGAAATCTACTCTAGTTTTAGCTTCGCCAATATCAATAAGTGTTCCGGGATTATCTACTGGAAAAGTTTCACCATAGGTATTTATAGCATCCCTATAGGCGTGTTCTTTAAAGACTTGATAAAAATCATCTTTATCCCTAAGAGCATAGTTTAATTCTTTTTTATAAAGGGTTTTAAAATTATTGTACTGGTCTATTGTAAACCCTGACTGATTTAAAAATTTTTCAAAGGTAATCTTATCTTTATAGTAGTTACCAAGAAGTTGAGCAGTTTGCATATCTTTTAAAAAAGACTGTGCTATGTTCTCAGGGAGTCCTGTATACTCTTGAGATTTCTTTTTATTAGAAGCTATTGGTGTAGTAGTACGTGTTTCTTTGGAGACTACTGCCCCAGTTTGTTTTGCTAAGTCTGTGGTAGCTTTTTCAAGCCCGATTACATATGTATTATAAAAACTTGATCCGGGATTGATAGCCTCAAAAAAAGCAAGAGAACCCGGTGCAAATCTTTCTGCAGCAAGCTGTTCAATAGAAGGTATAAACACTTTGTCTACGTTAGAGTCTTGAGCATATCCAAGCACACCGTCAAGAAGATTTTCCACGGAGTCTTTAACATCTCCTAGAGGAAGTTTTGTGGTACCTTTGTTTTGTTTTTTATTAACCTCATCTGAAACACCCTCTAACTCGTAGATGATGTTATTGATCCTATGGATATCCACTCCTTCAGAACGTAGTAGGTTTTTAAAATCTTTTCTTACTTCATAGTCTACATGGGGGGTTTTAGCATACGTTTCAAAGATATCCGTAATGGCATTTTTTGACACCTCTGAGAGATCATCGGTTGGCCCAGCTTCAAAATCTTTAGTAAGAATCCTTGAGAGTGCTTCTTTTTTTACTGCATTTGCATCTTTTGCAGGCGTAGCTTTACTTGCGCCTTTTTGCAGGTAGTCACTCTGAAATTCATAAACAACTATTTCTTTGCCGCCAGTTTTTATATTTTCTTCTGTACCTATTCTTGTGTGTGCAACTACATCATCTGGAAAGTGGTATTGTCCAAATTTCTTTTTACTTTCTTCAGAGAGTGTAAAAGTAGGTAGGTCAGAGTTTTTTCTATTTACACGCAACAGAAGTTCTTTATAGTCACGTTTAGTTGGGTCGTACTCTTCATAATCCCGTACTTGAACACCCTCGTGTTTTGGTAGAGCTAGAACCTCGATCTTAGTTTCCCAAGTATTTGGTTCGATAGTAGTAAGCAAATCTTCCTTTGAATAAAACTTATTTTTGTCTATCCCAAGGTCAACAGTATTATACTGAGCAGCTTTTGTAGAGGGTGACTTGTCCAAGAATTTGATAAATTCAGAACCTTTTAGACCATTTTTTGGAAAATTAATTTCGTCAACAACATCCACCACTGGGTTTCTGTAGGAGATATTAAAAGGCTTTTCAAACCTTTTCCTGTCAAACTTTCCGCCATAGATTCTGTTTTTATTTAAAAACTGTTGATACTCCTCAAC